TTCGCCGACTGCAAAATATTTTTTGTATATTGACGATAATGGCGCATGGGGGGTGCAGGATAGTGAAGGCAATGCAAGGCCATTGTCCGTAGAGGGCGGAGGCTCAGGCGAGAGCACACTACCTGCGACGAAAATAAAGCTGGGGCTGGGAGCATTCAACACTACAGATGAGTATTCGTCTGTATCATCACCGGAAGCTAATGTTTTCCTGTTTATTCAGGATAACGGCAGTTGGGGGGTGCAGGATGCAGCAGGGAACTCGATTCCCCTGCCGATTGAATGTGGGGGCACAGGAGAGCGAACCCTTCTCGGCGCGAGAGTCAAGCTGGGTGTTGATATAGTCGGTAAAACTAAACTGTGGTCAACGCTGACCTCACCTGATGCCTCACGGTTTTTTTTCATTACTAACGGGACATCATGGGGATTGCAGACCAGTGACGGCGTTGCCATCCCGCTGCCGATGTCCAGCGGCGGTCTTGGAGCTGTAACCCCAAAAGGTGGGCGAGAAAATCTGGAGCTGGGAACCGCGGCAACAAAAAACGTAGGCAATGCCCGCGATGATGTGATGACTCAGGGTGCGTCTATTTTCTGGTCGGCATTGCGCGCTGCAACGGTATACGACTACATGCCTTTGTCTGCGTTCCTGTCCACCTATCAGCAGACGAACCTGTTTCCGGGCACAGGGCAGGGAACCATCGTAAACGTATCAATGGAGTCAAATACGGACTACGGATCACGATGGATTGGTGACACCGCAGGAAAGCCATATTTTCAGGGTAAAATTAACGGCAGTCTTACAGATGCCTACGCCCTGTGTGCAATTGGTAAAACGGTTACTGCTGACGTTAACGGATTCATCAAAGTGTCCTCACCTGTTGTGAAATTGTTCAGTGATGGATCGTGCGAGGCCAATGAAGAGGCAGAAGGCGTCACTACGAAGCGTGTCTCGACGGGCGTCTATAAGGTCAGCGGCTCGATGGGATTAAACAGCGACGGGATCTGGACTATCGAAATTCCCCAGGATCTGAACGGCAACCGGCTGTGTTTTGTTGATGTTAAAACGTCTGAAGGCGTTGTTACCGTGTCGGTATTTAAGCGCCGCTTCGACCTGGACACGGCAATGGTGGTTGCTGGCGACCCGATGGATATTCCGGACGGCCGCTGGCTGGATCTGCGTCTCGATATGCCGTCGGATTCAGTTTATAACCTGCGAATGGCAGAGGCTGAGCAGGCAATGCAGGCAGTAGCGAAGGAATAACACGGCGGGCTGAGGCCCGCTTTTTTTATATCCTTGTTGTACCAGACCGCAGCCAACCCTCACAGATAGCCGCAATAAGCGCGCGCCAGGACAATGACCTCACCCCTTAACCACGGAGTTAACCGGATGAGTGATTTTCATCACGGCGTGCAGATCGTCGAAATCAACGACGGCACACGCGTCATTTCCACTGTATCAACGGCAGTCATCGGCATGGTCTGTACGGCCAGCGATGCCGATGCCGCCACCTTTCCACTAAACGAGCCGGTGCTGATTACCAGCGTGCAAAGCGCTATCGGTAAAGCCGGTAAAAAAGGCACCCTGGCCGCGTCTCTCCAGGCTATCGCTGACCAGAGCAAGCCCGTTATTGTCGTGGTGCGCGTTGCCGAAGGCACCGGTGACGATGAGGAAGAAGCGCTTGCGCAGACCGTTTCCAACATCATCGGCACCACTGACGAAGACGGCAAATACACCGGGCTGAAAGCGCTGCTGACTGCCAAAGCCGTTACAGGCGTTAAGCCACGCATCATCGGCGTGCCGGGGCTGGACAGCCTGGAGGTGGCGACAGCCATCGCGTCGGTGTGCCAGAAGCTGCGTGCGTTTGGCTACGTCAGCGCGTGGGACTGTAAAACCCTTTCTGATGCCATCAACTACCGAAAGAATTTCGGGCAGCGCGAGTTGATGGTCATCTGGCCGGACTTTATCGCATGGGACACTAATGCGAACGCCAGCGCCAAAGCATGGGCGACGGCGCGGGCGCTGGGCCTGCGCGCCAAAATCGACCAGGAGACCGGCTGGCATAAGACGCTCTCAAACGTCGCCGTTAACGGCGTGACGGGCATCAGCGCCTCAGTGTTCTGGGATTTGCAGGAGCCAGGCACCGATGCCGACCTGCTCAACGAGGCGGGCGTGACAACGCTTATCCGAAACGACGGCTTTAAGTTCTGGGGTAACCGTACCTGTTCTGACGATCCGCTGTTCCTGTTTGAAAACTACACCCGCACGGCGCAGGTACTCGCTGACACGATGGCCGCCGCGCACGCCTGGGCGATGGACAGGCCGATCACGCCGACGCTGATCCGTGACATTGTGGACGGCATTAACGCTAAATTCCGCGAACTCAAAACCGCAGGCTACATCGTTGATGGCACCTGCTGGTTTGATGAGGAGTCCAACGACGCGGCAACCCTCAAGGCCGGGAAGCTGTTTATCGATTACGACTACACCCCGGTTCCCCCACTGGAAAACCTGATGCTGCGCCAGCGTATTACCGACAAATATCTGGCGGATCTGGTTTCCTCGGTCAACAGCAATTAAGGAGCGCCCGATAAATGGCAATGCCGCGTAAGCTTAAGTTTATGAACGTCTTCCTTGATGGCTACAGCTATCAGGGGGTCGCAAAATCCATCACGCTGCCAAAGCTTACCCGCAAATTAGAGAACTATCGCGGGGCAGGAATGAACGGTGTCGCGCCGGTTGATCTCGGTCTGGATGACGATGCGCTGTCAATGGAATGGTCGCTTGGCGGCTTCCCGGATGATGTTATCTGGAATCTGTATGCCGCGACCGGGATTGACGCCGTGCCGATCCGCTTCGCTGGCTCTTACCAGCGTGACGATTCCGGCGAGACGGTGGCCGTTGAGGTGATCATGCGCGGGCGTCAGAAGGAGATCGACACCGGCGAGGCCAAGCAGGGTGAAGACACGGAAGCGAAAATTTCTGTTGTCTGCACCTATTTCCGCCTGACGATGGACGGAAAAGAGTTGGTTGAGATCGACACCATCAACATGGTCGAGAAGGTGAACGGCGTGGATAAGCTGGAGCAGCACCGCCGTAACGTCGGCCTGTAATTCATCCCGGCCAGCAAGCCTGGCCGGTAACCCACTTTTAAGTTAATAAGCGAGAAAATCATGAGCAAAGAAAACGTTGTTACCCTGGAGAAACCCATCAAGCGTGGCGAGCAGGAAATTACCGAAGTCACCCTGATTAAGCCGACGGCTGGCACGCTGCGCGGTGTCGGACTGGCTGCGGTGGCAAGCTCTGAGGTTGATGCCCTGATTAAGGTACTGCCGCGCATGACGGCCCCGAACCTGACCGAGCAGGAAATCGCCACGCTGGAACTGCCGGACTTTGTGGCGCTTGCCGGGAAAGTGGTTGGTTTTTTGTCGCCGAGTTCGGCGCAGTAGATTTCCCGAAAAAACTATCGGTTGACGATCTGATGGCGGATATCGCAGTGATTTTCCACTGGCCGCCATCGGAGCTATATCCCCTGAGCCTGACCGAGCTTTTCACATGGCGCGAGAAGGCGCTCCAGCGAAGCGGAAACACGAATGAGTGACGTTAAGTTACAGGTATTGCTCAAGGCGGTTGACCAGGCGTCGCGGCCCTTTAAGGCGGTGCAGGAGGCAAGCCGCACCCTTTCCGGAGAAATACGTGGATCGCAGAACGAATTAAAGGGGTTAAACGAGCGCGCCAGGCAGATTGAGGGATTTCGTAAAGCCAGCGCGCAGCTTGCCGTCACCGGCAGTGCGCTGAAAAAGGCAAAGGAGCAGGCGGCGGAGCTGGCGCTCCAGATGCGAAACGCCACTAACCCCACTAATGCGCAGGTCAAAGCGCTGGATAACGCCAGGCGAAGCGCTGCTGAGCTACAGACTAAATATGATGGACTGCGTCTGTCTGTGCAGCGCCAGCGATCCGGGTTACAACAGGCCGGTATAGATACGCGCAATCTGTCTGCTGCTGAACGACAGTTGCGCGGAAACATCACGCAGACTACCGCCGCAATGGAGCGCCAGCGTGCTGAACTGGCGCGTGTCAGCCAGCAACAGGCCCGACTTAATGCAGTCAGAGAGCGTTATGAGCGGGGCCGGGAAATGGTTGCCGGTGCGCGAAATGCCAGCGCGGCGGCGCTGGGGCTGGGTACTGCGGGGCTGTTTGCGGGAAGCCGCATGATTGCGCCGGAAGTGCAGACGCAGCACAGCGGCGCGTTAATCGCGGCGCGTCAGGGTGAAGACGCCGCCAGCGGAGAGCAATATGTTCGCGTCATTCAGGAAATTAACAGCTCCGGCGTCAGCAGCGATATTGAGAATATTACCGAGGCCGTATCGGCGGTTCGCAGCACCCTGGGGACAATGGGGGATGTTGGCGAGGCTGAACTAACCCGCATCACCCGCAAGGCGCTGGATATGCAGACGGCCTTCGGCAGCGAGGCCGCAGAAAGCATCCAGATTGCGGGCATCATGATTAAGAACGGTCTCGCTGCAAACAGTGACGAGGCGCTGGACCTGATCGTGTCCGGGATGCAGCGCGTGTCCTCTCAGATGCGCGGCGAGATGCCGGAGATCCTGCACGAATATTCGACCCATTTCCGCAATATGGGCTTTACCGGCGCGGAGGCAATGTCGCTGCTTGTTGAGATGTCGAGGCAGGGAAAATTCGCGCTCGATAAAACCGGCGATGCCATAAAGGAGTTTTCTATCCGTGGCTCTGATATGTCGAAAAACAGCGTCGCGGCATATAAGCAGATTGGCCTGAATGCTGAAAAAATGTCGGCGGATATTGCCAGCGGAGGTGAAAAGGCCCGCACGGCAATGCAGAAAACCGCACGCGG